ATCGTCTTCGAGCGTTCGACAGCGCCTCGGCCGGGGCGGCGCAGCTGGTCTATAAGGCGCACCTTCGCACGATCAAGGTCGAGGGATATCGCAACCTGATCGCGGCCGGCGGCAAGATGTTCGAGGCGGTGATTCAGCAATTCGAACACATGCGCCGATTCCAGAACATCGAAGGTCTGACGGTCATGGACGCGGCCGACGAATTCGAAACGCACTCGTACACCTTCGCGGGTCTCGACGACATCCTCACGCAGTTCGGGGACCAGGTCTGCGGCGCCATCGAAGTTCCGCGCGTCCGCATGTTCGGCGAGTCCCCTGGTGGCCTGAACTCGGACGGCGAAAGTTCGATGCGGACGTACTACGACGACACCGCCAAGAAACAGAACACGACCCTGCGTCGGCCGACACAACTGGTTCTCGACGTCCTGGCGCGGTCGGTTCTCGGGAAGGCCCCGCCGGAAGGGTTCGGGTTCTCGTTCGCCCCGCTCGGCCAGATGACCGCCGAGGCCAAGGCGACCGTCGCGAAGACCGTGACCGAAGCCGTGGGCGACGCCTACGACCGAGGCATGATCACGGCTCAGGTTGCGGCGAAGGAACTGCGGGAATCCAGCCGCACGACCGGCGTGTTCACCAACATCACCGACGAAGACATCGAGGCGATGGAGGACGTTATTCCCGATCCCATCGAGACGGCGGCGGCGATGGCCGAGGCAACGGCGGTCGACGATCCGTCCGCACCTGGTGGTGCGAAAAAGAAGCCGACCGCCAAGGCTGAGTGATGGCGGCGCAGGCGAAAGAGCGTTCCCCGTTCGAGCAAATCCGGGGCATTGAGCGCCGGTACGCGATGACGTTGCGCAAGCTGGCGACGCAGATCGGGAACATGACCAACATGTTTGACGATCTCCTGAACAGCCCGGCGCAGCGAGCGGCGCTCGACAACCTGATGCGCCAGTACAGCGACACCCTCACGCCGTGGGCGCGCTCGCTGGCGGGAAAGGTGGTGCAGGAGGTCGACCGCGCGAACCGCCGCGCCTACGCCGCGCACGCTCAGAACATGAGCCGCGGCCTTAAGGTCGAGTTGCAGACCGCCCCGACAGGCGAGATGCAACGCCTCATGATGGCCGAGCAAGTCGAACTGATCCGGTCACTTCCCATCGAGGCGGCGCAGCGCGTTCACGCGATCGCCCGAAAGAACCTCCTGACCAGCGTGCGCGCGGAAGTCCTCGAACGCGAGATCATGCGTACGGGCGAGGTGACGCGGTCGCGGGCCACGCTGATCGCCAGGACCGAAACGAGTCGCACGTCGTCAAGCCTGACGATGGCGCGGGCGGTGTGGGTGGGGTCGGTCGAGTATGCGTGGCGCACCTCACGCGACGATGACGTGCGGCCGTCGCATGACAAGATGGAAAGCCAAATTGTCCAGTGGGCCGACCCGCCGACGCTGGACGGTTTGCGCGGCCATGCGGGGTGTCTGCCGAACTGCCGGTGTTATCCCGAGCCGCTGATTCCGAGGGATTGAGGGAGGGGTGAACTGGTCCCTTTGTTCGACGGGGATGGTTACCCCGGCGGGACTCGAACCCGCATTTCCCCCCTTTGTCGGCGCGCTACCTGACTGCGCTACCCAGCGTTTCCACCAGGGCGGGATTTGAACCCGCGACCTCCGACTGACCGTACGCCCGTGCGGGCGAAACCTTGGAGCACAGGGCGAGGAAGTCGAACCCCGCATCTACCGGGCGAACCCGGCATGTCCTAGCCTTAGACGACCCTAGCAAGTTGGCGGGGTTCTGTTGCCAAGCCCCCGCCGGGCTCCGCTTACGCCGCGACGGCGTAAGACAGGTCTTGGTTGTCGTTCACAGTTCTTTTGCGGATTGGATACCGCGCCAGTAGGCCCGTCGAATCTGATCGCCCCCATCAAGAACACACGGGCCGGTTCAGATGCCGGATGCTTCGCATCATCCGACGCGGTCCTCGTGGCCGCCGTCCGTGTGTTCGTGGTGGAGGCGGCGGGAATCGCACCCGCGTCCGAACCTCAGCGCTCGCATATCCTTCTCGAATACTGCGACAGTCAACCGCTTTTGCTCCACAAAATGGACCAATTGACGCCCTCGGCGAAACAAGTCTAGTTTCGGGACGACTTAGGGGGACCGCTTGACCACATACGCGCCAGCCAAGATCAGCGCTCGGAAGTCGAAGACTCCCGAAGGCTTTCTTGTGCTGCATGACGTTCGGTTGAGCCGCACCGGGGACATGCTGTACGGGGCCGGTCAGACGCCGGTTCCCGTGGGCTCGAACGGCGTGGCCGTGATCAGCCGCGACGCCGACACCGTGTTCGCCGCCGATGCCCTGGCGTCGTTCGTCGGCAAGCCCGTCACCATCGGACATCCGGCCGAGGCCGTGAACCCCTCGAACGCCCGCGACCTGTCGCACGGTCATATCCTGTTCGCGCGCCAGGGTGCGCCGCCGCTGTCCGATTTCATGGTCGGCGACGTGCTGGTGACGTCAAAGGACGCCATCGACCTCGCTGACGCGGGCTGTGAAATCTCCTGCGGCTACGACGCCGCGTACGAGGTAACCGGCCCCGGTCGTGGGCGGCAGACGCGAATCGTTGGAAACCATCTGGCGTTTCTGCCCGATGGCAAACATGGCCGCTGTGGTCCGATGTGCTACGTCGGCGATCAGAGCATGGAACTAGAGGACCCGACTCCGATGACCACGAAGAACAGCCTGTTCGGCGGCGGCGCCGCCCTGCTCAAGAAGGTGTTCGCCGCGAAGGACGACGCCGAACTCGCCCGCGTGCTGGACGAAGCGACCGCCGATGAAGCGCGCCAGGCCGACGCCGCACGCATCGCCGAGCTTGAGGCGACGGTCGCCCGCCTGACCAAGGACTCCGAGAAGGAAGACAAGGGCAAGGACGACGACAAGGACGACGAAGACGAGAAGGCCAAAAAGGCCAAGACCGACGACGCCGCGTACGTCGCCGCCACCCTCCCGCGCGTGAAGTCCGCCGCCGAGATCCTGGCCCCCGGCATCACCTTCCCGACCCACGACGCCGCCGACCTCACCGCCACCCGTGACGCCATGTGCGCGTGTCAGCGGTCGGCCCTGGTCAAGGCGCTCGAACGCCCCGAGGGCAAGGTCGCCGTCGAGGCCATGTTCGGCGCCGGCGTGGACGTGACCAAGCTGACCGGCCCGACCCTCGACGCCGGGTTCTTCGGCGCGTCAGCCATGATCGGCGCGCTGAACAATCACACCCTCTCGGCGATGGCGATGAGCCGCGGCGAGGGCGGCGAACTCGCCTCGGCGACGCAACGCGCCATCGACGCCGACAAGCGCTCGCAAGAGCGTTGGAACAAGAACCGCGCCGCCGCCTAACCCGACGCCACCGGAGAACCTGACATGGTCGCCTTTCTGACTCGTATGCCCGCCGGGATTTCCGGCGCGATCACCCGCCCGCTGGAGTCGACCATCGAGCCGGGCACGCTGTACCGCTCGACCGACGCTCTCGGCGTGAACTTCGTGCCGAAGGAATACGGTCAGGCCGTCGTGTTCGACGCGACCGCCAAGCGCTATCGCCTGCCGAACGCGGGTGACACCGCCGCCGACATCGCCGGGTTCCTGACCCGGCCCTATCCGGGCGGCGTCGCTCAGTTCACGGGCGCGCTGGGCGTGACCCCGGTGGACGGCGACCACGTCGTCGACATCATGAAGCGCGGGTATATGAGCGTGAAGCTGCGGGGCGCGACTGCGTCCGCAAAGCAAGGGCTCGTGTACGTCCGCATCGCGACCCCGACCACCCCGGCCCCGCTCGGCGGTGTCGAGGCTGCGGCCGACGCGGCGAACACCGTCGTTCTCGACGCGAAGACCCGGTTCATGGGTCCGGCGTTCACCGACTCGACCTTCGGCGCCGAAACCGAAATCGCGTTCAACATCTAACCGGGGGCCTACGAGCGCCATGATCACTTATGACGAATACACGGTCGATGCCGCCGGGATCTTCCTGACGCAGCAACTGACCAAGTACGACTGGACCACGAACGACCCGCTGTATTCCGTCACCTGGGATCGCGACGTTCGGCGCCGCACCGACGTCACCATCGTCGATGACTATGCCGCCTACACGCTGAGCAACTTCGCTCACGTCGGCGGCATCAACCCCGGCGGCAAGAACTGGACCGGCAAGCAATCGACCGCCGTTCCCGGCCCCGCCGTGGACATCGCGCCGGTTATCAACCCGGTCCACCAGTGGGCGTCCCTGCCCTCGTGGTCCATGCGCGAACTCTATCAGTCGCAGTTCCTCAACCGCCCCATCGACACCGCCAAGCTGGACGTCGTGCGGCAGAAATTCGAGATGGACAGCGACGAACAGGTCTATATCGGCGACGGCGAGGTCGCCTGCACCGGCCTGCTCAACGATCCCCGCGTCGTGGTG